GGTCAATTTGAAATCTGGTTACAGGATTAGCATCTGAATTATCTACTGTTTGTATTTGTAGCTTACCTGCGGCGTTTCTAATTCGAGTATTTACATCAGTAGTGTCTGTTTCATTTAAGAAAATCTTTGGACTTAAACCAGATATTTCAAAATTACCAGTAAAAGAACCATCGCCGTCTACAGTCAAACCGTCGCTAACGACACTTCCCGTTACGTCGATGCCCGAACTTGTCGTCTCAAATTTTGCAGAGTTGTCGTATCTTAGCTGTACAGAGCCATCAGCAGTAAATACAGCGGCTGTTTCTCCAGTGTACTTACCAATGTTTACTGCATTACTTCTTATGACAAGACTGCCAGTTCCTGCATCATCAATGTAGCTATTTGAGCCATTGTGATAAATCTGTAGGTCGTTACCCGTACCGAGGATAACTTTGTTGTTATCGCCGAATGACAAGTCACCCGTCATGCTGTCGCCAGACGCTTCTACCTTGTCGCTGTTCAAGCCCGTGAAGTTAGCATCAACCTCGTCATTAGTTAGAGGCGAACCCTTCCCCGAACGTGTTGTAATCGTAGTCATGGTTTACCTCTTTCTAATTAGGATGCTGTGAGCGTGATTGTCCAGTTGATCGAAAGCACGTCGTCTGCGGCTTTATTCACAACTGAGAAGGTCACACGACAGAGCATAGTGCCACCTGATGCGGCGTTAAATATACCGGCTTCACTGACAGCACCAGTCGAGTCACCGGCCTCAAAACTGCTGATGAAAACGATTTGATTGTTCGTCACTGTCGATGAGTCGAGTGCTTCGCGTGAACCAAGCTGTGACTCTAGTGCTGTATTACCAGCCGCAGGTGCAGTTGTACCAGAGCCTAACGCCATGTGCGTCATAGCTGTCTCGTCGTCCTTCATCCTGTCACAGATAAAGTTCAAGCCTGTATCAACAATCAGGTTGTTGATTTTGCGCTCCTCTTTGACGTTGCCGTTCTTGTCCCGTAAAACTACAGCGACATCGCCCTTTAATTTTAAACCTTCGTTAATCATGTAAACGTCCTCGATGCGCCGACGTAATCTTCGGCAAAGTATGTGAAGTCACAATAGCCCTGACTGCGGAGACTTCCAGAGTCAGAGGTAACGCCAGAATCGGCGTGAACCTTAGTTGTCAATTTTACAGCAGACTCGTCTATCGTTCCATTTTCTGTAAATTCGCGGCTGTATGTGACCTCCCTCGTAAACAAGTCGGTAACACTAGCAATCTCTGTGCGCGTTTTTATAAAGTCGATTTCTTGATCGTCTTCGGCTGACGCCTCGCCGTCGAGGTCATCAGTTGCAAAAGTCTGCTCGTTGATGAATTTCGTGAAGTCAATGACATTGCTATCAGTAATAAACGACCTATCAGTTCTTTGCCCCTCTACATAATCTTCGGCAAAGTAGGTGCTATCGCAATAGTCAAAGTCTGTGTCATCACCTGCAATCTTCGTAAAGCTCAGAATATTGCTATCAGTCGAGCTAGGAGCCTCTGTGATCGGCTTGGTTGAATTTAATGCCGAAAGATCTGTGATTGCACTAGTGTCTGCTATCGGTTTTGTAAGGGCGATTAAATGAGCTTCTGCAACCGCAGGCGTTTCACTCAAACTTTTAATGATTGTTAAAACTTCGTCGTCAGTCAAAGCACCAGAGTCTGCGGCTATCTTCAATAAGGTGATAACGCTCTGATCTACAATAGCAGGTGATTCACTAAGGTTTTTGGTTACATCAAGCGTCTGATCGTCAGACACACTGGCCTGATCCGATGCGAAAAATGTTTTGAGAAAGAACCCCAGAGTGATTTCTGCTTTGAGCGACAAGGCACTAACAACCGCACTAATTGCTAAGCCAGTTGCCTTCGCGTTAAGTGATAGGTCCGCAAGTGTTGCTTTGAGTGATCTGCCGGTTGCTTGAGCTAATAACCTTGCGGCAGTAACGGCGGCTTGAAGTTTACGCATTGATTAGCCGAAATCTTCGCGAAGGAAAAACTCCACTAACTCGTAAATTGTCTCCCTGACACCAGAGTTAACAATCTCAATTTCGCCCTCATAGTACCCCTCATCGAGGTCCAATTGACCAGAGCTAAAGGTAAAGTACAAATCGCCAGCCGCTAATTGGTCGCTGGTGCTGACACTGGTGAGGGTGAACAATACAGTTGTGGTTTTTTTCTTCCTAAAGCGCAAGACAGCAGTAGCACCCGTTAAGTCTTCCGCAGTGCCGTCGCGTGAAATAGCCGCCTTAATCTGGGGGCCAGTATCTCCTTGTACGAGATTGATTGCCATTATGTCCTCCTAAAACCCTATTATCTCATACATCGATTGTGCCTAAGACATCAGGCTCGTTAGTTTCTGGATTTATGCACGAAGCCACCCAATACTCTTCGACTGATGTAGATTCGTCTGCGGCTATAGCATCTTCTGCGCCTTGCGCTGTTTCGTAGGTTCCAATGACCACATACGAGCCGTCAGTTTGACTTGTGTACCCTGCAAGAATTGTCATGCTTCCTCACGTGTTCAAGATGACTTGAGTTTGTAGTGCTGTAAGTTTGAGCGTGCCACTGGACACATTGAGGTGGTCAACCCTAAGCCTGTAATTTTCCTCTGTAGAGCTACTAGCCAGCGCCTGATTGATTGGCATTGTGTAGCTTGTAGCCAGACCGATAGCAGGTATCGGGTAAAACTGCTGACCGCTCGCATCAACCAACCAAGTGCCAGTGGAAAGCCATCTGTCTTCGTTGTAATAAATTGTTCCTGACGTAAATGAAGGCGTTCCAGAAGAGGCATTCCCGTAAATTATACGAGTCCGATCAGTAGTGCTTCGGTACTCTACGGCGGCAGGTGTCACTATGGTGCTTGGCGATGTCTGCGCATTTGCAATTCCGCCAAACGTGTCAATAACTGTGCTTTTGTTACCGCTGACCTCTACATAATGGAAGTATGGTGCAATTGAGCCTGACCCCTGAACTGTACCAATGCTAGTGCCAGAGCTAGTGCCTGTGCTTTTTCTTTCAAATTGCAACCGCAATACGCAGTCGTTTAGATTTGCGCTTGGCGCATACTTGAATCGGCCAACTAGGCTGGCGTATTTCTTGATCGCACTATCAGGTGCTGGCACGGTAAACTCGCAGGCCGTTGTCTTTGAGCTTGTTACAGTGTGTTGTGGGTAGATAAACACGCCAAGGTTAAACACCTCAGAGATGTCACCCGATATCTTATTGGCCGTAATACTGTTGACTTGTATCTTGTCGGCGTTGACAGAATTCGCGGCAAGCTCATCAGTGTTGATCGCACCGGCAGAAATCTGTCCTGCGGTTATTGAGTTCGCGACAATCGCATTCGCTGGTAAAGTTCCAGAGGTTACGTCTGCACCATCGACCGCCAAAGTCCACGCACTGCCATCATACCTATACAACTTGTTATTAGTTGTCAGGTAGGCCATGTCGCCCTCAACCGCACTAACAGGCAAGCTAGAAACTACCTGCACGGGGCTAAGGTTTGAAGCAAATGCCGCCAACTCAATGGCACCATCCTCTATCTGCTCAGAGCCAACCGCATCGTCTGCAATCTCATCCTGACCGACTGCATCATCAGCTATGTCACTCGATCCTGCCTGCTGAGAAGATGCTGAAAAGCTAGAAGTGGCGGCTGACTTGTTTCCAGAAAAGTCTACAGCCTTGAGCCAAAAGTAACGCGTCTGAACTCCGGTTAATCCGGTTACAACGTATTCCTCACCATCAACGATTGAGGTCGGGTTAGCAGGTATCGAGTTGCTAGTGTTTACATAGACCTCAACGTGCTTAAAGTCGATGTCGCTAGGGTTATTCCACTCTGCCGTAATTGTTTGTATGCCGCCCGTAGCACTTGCAGATGTCGGCACGCCTGGTGCTGACGTGTCGCCATTGAGTGCTTGGTTGCTAAGGGTTGTCCCTGTACTACTGACACCAATAAGGTTTTCTGCCTGAACCCTAAAGTCATAATTAGACGTTATATCTAAGCCTGATATGTACACACGAGGCTCACGAGTAGAAGCATAAAAATAGTTTGTAGTTCCTGTCTTGTTGTACCGGACCTTATAAAGCTCAACGAAGGCATCTGTGACCGGCGTCCATGTCAGGTCTACGGCGCTGATTAAATTGCCATCCGGCCCTTTGAATGCTGTTTCTGTCAACGCTAGATTAGTGACGTTAGCAACGGTTCGCCCGTCATACAGGTCTAACTCCCCACCGCTTAAAAAGTCCTCTTCGTCGCTAGTATTCCAATCGTAAATAGCGGCGGCTGTTTCAATACAAGCCAAGTTCACGGCAAGTGCGCCATCATCTGCAATGGCTAATGAGTAGTCGATAACTTGAAAGACCTTAGAGCTGTAGTTCAGCCGGTCGTTCGTCACATTGATCGTGTCGCCAATCTTAACCTGCAAACCTTTGAGGTTTACGGTCATGTTGATAACGACTTGCTGACGCGACTTCAGCAGTGCAATCTTCGCGAGTCTTTGAGCCTGCGTGTTATTCGTAACAAACGGCAGGGCCATATCTAAATAGATTGGGTCGCCGTCCTCTGTGGCGTACGTAGAGCTGATCTGAGGCGGGTAATCTAATACCTTGTAGTTCTTCTCTTCTGAAACGAAGATGCCTTTAACGCCGTTATAGATGCCTCTGCGCGACTGCTTAGTCTGCGTCTGTATATCACTGACCACGTCAGCTTCTGTGAACGTCAGCGTAGGCGTTTTGTATTCAGCGCCGTCAATGAAATACTTGCCACCTGAGTAGGTCAGCATCCCGCCCATTGATGCCAGTAGCTGTTCAATGTTGGCTCTGATTTGGTTGCCGGTTTCTATCACACCATTACATCGGTAGCGGTCTTGAGTGCCACCGGCATCGAGTGTGACTTGCTCTTCGCAAAGGTTAGCGGCGGCGTTTAGTGATGTGCTATCAATATTGGCGACAACCTCGCCAAGACCGTATTTCTGATCAATCATATAATCGCGTAAACATAGGGCTGGATTGTCGCTGTACGCGTACACGTTAGATCGCGGGTCGTATACTTTTTTGCCTCTTATTACCGCCGTAATGTTTGGGACGCCTTGTGGAAACTTGTCTGTGTCCCACTCAAGCCTAAACGCAATATAGGCAATGCCGGACAGCTTGTGGTTAGTAGTCCAAAGGACGTTGGCGTTTACTAGGTCAGTCGATGCGGCCTGTCCGTCCGTGCCGAACTTGCGATCTATAGTGACGTAAGTACCCCAGTCGTCTTGAAAGCCACCGCTTGAGGTCCAGACCTGCTTATCGTTAAACCAAATTTCGTCGTAGCTTTGTATTTCGTGGCTGGCAAAAGCAATCGCCATGTGCAGGTATTTATTGTCATCGCCTGAGTTAGATATGAAAACGACCTGACCACCGACACGCATCTTGCCGTAAACGATTTTGCGTGAGCCAGCAGGTTCGCGGCTGGTCTGCGTAATACCCCGCATCTGTGCACCAAGGTTTGGCTTCGGTGCAAGTGCACGAGAAACCATCGAAAGACCAGCGCCTAAAGCAAAAGCGCCAACTGCGGCCCATCCTGTTAAAAATGCTGTAGCGGCTAGTGATGCACCTAAATACGAGCCTATAGCCGCAATCGCCGAAATAGCCATGTTCTTACCTCAGAACTAAAGAGTAGACGCGTTCGATTTCTTCAAAGTTCAATCGTTCAAGGATTGCGTCGAAGGGCTGGTGTGCTTTTGTGTTTATGTGTAGCTTGGTAATGCCTTCAGCCGCTAGTGACTCGATGGCAAACTTAATGAGTTTTACGCCGGTCAAACCTTTACGAGCTGGCTGAGTCAAAAAGATCACGTCGTTGTTAGCGAACAAGTGGTCGCGGTAGTGCAGTGACTTGCTGACGATGACCACGAAGTAGCCCATCATTACGTCGTCTTTTCTAGCTGTGTAAATCCTGAGCGCGTTGACGTTATCAAGTCGTGCATAGCCTTCCCAATCAGGATTCATCTTAATGATGTCTTTGTTCAAAGCTATTTCTTGCCAGTGCTGTTGAAGCAAAGGCTCAATCTCTCGCCTGACTTTTGCTAGGTTTTCAATCGCAAATTCCATGACTAGTCCCTTAGTTATTACGGAAGCTGTGGTGGGTTTGCCGGTGCATCTGGGTCTTGATTAGGACCGCCGCCGCCACCACTGACTACACCACTGCGTCCCCAGACAATCTCTTTCTCAGCCATGTCAGCAACAAACTCTAAGCCCTTGTCATTAGGGAAGTCGATTAGTTGATCCTCTGCTGTGTACCTTCTGACACGAGTGCGCTCAAAACCAATTAAACGATTCTCGACGGCTATCTGTATCGTGGCGGTTTCCGATGAGTCATTAATAACCATCGTGTCCATGAAGCCACTAAACACGTTTACGGGCGTGCTTATAACACCGTTGCTGGCATCCATAGCGCCAAGCAATACTTTAAGCTCACGGCCTTGGTAGTCCTCGTCACGCGCTTTAGCTAATAACGGGTCAGTAATTCCTGACAGGGTGACTGTGATGCCGTTGGCTTGTAGCTCTGACGTCTCTGCTATTTCACCGATGGCTAACAATGTGCCAGCACCTACGTAGTCAACACTGCTGACTGTAAGATTGCCCACGCCATTCCATAGGTTTAGATTGCCGGAATCAAACGCGCACTGCACTAATATGATCGGGCGTACTAAATCGGCAGTAACTGCCGACTGCATCGCTGATGTCAGTGACCTGCTCATATAGCCTCAACGCAAGCAAAAGTGAAACCGTACAAACTAGCTTCGTTGATACTCCATCCAATGTCATTGCTTGCTAGTCGCCATGTGCCTTTCGGCAGTGTGAAGTCCATAGGGGTCGATGAGCTAATCGCTGATCGAAGTGGCGGCATTATATCAATTGAACTGCCCGAAATGTCGGTCACGATGTATAGCGCACTGCCTGTTTCAAAGTAATCACCAGCGACCACGCCTGACGTCGAACCGGTGACAGTCGTAGCACCTGCTGTACCGCTCGTGATTGCGCCTGTGGCGGTCGTATTGTGTATGGGGTTGCCCATCGTAAAGGTGCCAGCCTGACCGCGTAGAGCGGCAAAGAAAGCCTCTACCTGCTTTGCATCAGAACGCTTTAATGGTGGCAGTTGAATTTCTGCTTCCCATTGGACACCTTGATGCTGATAAGTCTGCTGGTCATAGGTGAACGGTGACTGACTGACAGCCGTTGCCGATCTGAGCCGCATCGTCATCGACGTAAAGCCTACATTTGGAAACGCCGCCATTATGCACCTACCATTGCTTTGCTGAAGCCACCGCCACGTAGTCTAGCATCTGCGACAGCAGACTTCGCCGCGTTACTGATCTGAGGCAGTAGGTTTGCTATTTCTGCACGTACGGTTTGCTGTACGCCTGTGGTTACGTTGATGTTCTGCACTACTGTTACACCACCGCCGCCTAGCTGGTTATTAGGAACAATCGATCCATTGCCTGAGGGAATCATTAACTCTGGTCCGCGCTCACCGACTAGATAAGGTCTACCACCTGCGACCGCGCCACCCATTGCCTTTTTACCGCTCAATGGTACTGCTTGGTTGTATGCCTGAAAAACGCCGTTTTGTTTACTCAAACCACCCATGCCCGCAGTAATCGCACCGAATGCCGCGTCAACAATGTACTTCTGAACCAGCATTTTTATTAAGCTATCGACAACGCTTTTAGCCATATTGCGCATTGCATCGCTGAAATTCTTAGCGCCGGTGATTGCGCCAGTAAAGGCGTCACCTAACCCTGTGATTGCCTGATCGCCCAGCTTCTCAAGTTCTGGTATTAGATCGCCCGCCATCTCTCTAGTGTTTTTTAAGTTAGCGATGAATGTCTCAAAAGCAGTCGGCAAAAATGTGTCTACGCTAGTTCCTAACCCACTAACACTTTCTGCGGTAGTACCAATCGCATCTTTGACTTTGAAAAGGCTTGCAATAATTGCCGAGAAATCAAAGTCAGTGAATCCTGTAAAAGTTCGGTCTGATTCTTCGCCTAACTCTTTGATTGCGGCGATTTGTGCTTTTATGCTATCTCTGAGCCGCTCTTGATCTGCAACGATTGCGTCGTTAGTGTTGCTAAATGGCCCTGCGTTTTTGACGTAACCAGCAAGTCGCTCTTCTACTGCGGCCAAATCCTCTTCTAAGCCTTGCAGGCTTTTTGTTTCAATAGAAGAAAACGCGTCGTTTATTTGCCTTCTAAAATTAATAACAAAATTGCCCATGCTTACAAAAGCATTTAAAACTTCTTCTATGCCTCTGATTGCGTCAGCCAGACCTTGTACAAAGTCGCCTGCCAACTCTTGTCCAAACTCTTCAACGCTATCGTTGGTTGCCTTTATGCCAAGTTGTACTTTTTTTGTGAGCAAGTCAGATAGTGCGGCAAGTGCTGGAGCTAAACCCGCGACGATTTGTTTAACTACTCCATTAAACAAAGATTGCATACGGAACAAAGAGTCGTTGGCATCCTCGACACCTTTAGCGGCACTCGACGACATAACTACGCCAAGCGCCCTTGCCTCACCCAATAACTCAGTAAGGCCATCACGACCTAATGCAAGAGTGTTTACGAGCGCGGCACCTTCAGAGTCGAATAGCTTAAAGGCTATTTTTAGCGGGTTTACGCCTCTAGTTTTTGCTTCTTCAAACGCATCGGCCAAAGTCAGCATTTGCTGATCTAAAGGCATTTTGGTCAGCTTTCTGGCGTCAATACGAAGCTCACGTAATGCACCTTTTGCCTCGCCTGTTCCGACTGCGGCTTCTGCCGTTCTACGTGTAAACCTCTGTAGCGCCATATTCATGGTGTTTATTTCTACACCAGTAATGCCTCCAGCATACTGCAAAGCACTCAACGCTTCTGTGGTTGTGCCTATTTTTTGAGCGGTTTTACTTAGTGTGTCTGTGGCCTTCAGCGAGTTAGCAATCAACAAGCCCATACCGCCTGCACCGACTGCGGCGACTAATGCGGTTTTGAAGTTAAAGAAGATTTTAGACAGGCCGGCGAACGCGCGCTTGATTCCGCGCAAGGCTTTCTGCGTCTGGTCAAACGCCTTGATGATAATGCTTACGGATTCAGTCGCCATCTTTAGACTCGCTTGTTATCTTGAAGTAAGCAAGCCACTCTTGAAACTCATTGACTGATATCTGCTCGACTTCTTCGATAGTCTTATGTAACCGATCAGCCAAGGCGATGAGATTCATCCGAGACTGATCGGCCTTCAGTTTTTTTCGACGTCCTCAAATGGGTCGATAGTGCTAAACATCTCGTTAGCAATACCAGACACCACCGTCGTTTCTTCACCCATCAAGTCGATCTTGTCTTCGCCAGAAGTAAACAGCTTTTCGCCATCCTTGCCCTCTGCCTTCATAACAATCAAATCGACCATTGCCGCAATGCTAGGGTTCTGCATTACCTGTGGATGTCGCTTCTGTAGCTCATTAAGGTCATAGCAGGTCAGTGGGCGACAATACAGGACAAACGCCCCGTTATCATCAGCCCACTCTGCGACCTCGATCTTACGGCGTGACTGCTTTCGTCGCGCTCGTAACTCTTTAGCCAGACCCATTAGTTAGACGCTTCTGTGATTGCGCCTGATACCTGCACAGAAAACGACGCCTCGACCAGCCCGTCGTAAGACGCAGAGATACTCTTTGCAGTGACAACGCCAGCGCCAGCGTAATACTTCTCGCCAGTACCTGTTCCAGTTGGGTGGATTTCCCAATCAATAGCGGCACCAGAATCAAGCACTAACTGCTGTGCGTCTGCGTCATCCCAAAGTGCGTCGATAGTAAGCGTCGCGTCCTTAAGGCTGGAAAGGTATGACTTAACAGAGTCACCCATTACTGTATCTTCGATGGTGTCAGCAGTCTCGTCGATGCTGTAAGAACGAACCTCACCGACAACCGCCTCTGTTCCACCACTAGCGGCGACCTTAACTGATCCTGTTGAGCCTTTATGTGTAGCCATTTTGTTTCTCCCTTACGCGTCACCGCGTGTGTATGTATAAAGAATTTGAACGGTGACAATGACGCCGCCTACTGGGTCTATTGTACCATCATCCACCTCAACGCTAATAACTTGCGTATCAATAGCGTGACCGCCACGCGTCCTATCCTCGTCGAGCTTTTCGTCGATAGCCTCTACAATCTGATTGCGGGCTGTGTCGATGTTCTTGTGCTTCACAAAGCAAATCAGTTCGTAGTCGATGGTGGCCTGTCTGCTAGACATACTTCCGCCGATGCTGGCGTCTTCGCGTGATTCGTTCGCTGTCCTAACTAAGATTGCGGGGTACTGAGCGTTCGACAGCTTGTCAAAGTCAAATGGCTCACGCGTCACCTTCTTTACGTTAGGCGTAGAAATGCCTTGCAGTGACGTGACAATGTTTGAGGCGATGTTTTCTCTGACGCTCATATCTTCAGCCCCTTGAAGTACACATCACGTATGGCTCGCGTGTCACTTTTGTTTAGCCCGAAGAACTGACGGCGTTTGTTGTTCATTGCCGCTTTCTTAGACTCTGCTCTGCTGTCGAAGTTGATTAGACCATCCTGACCACGTAAACCTGACTGCATAGACTTACGCATTCTGCCGGTAAATATTAGCCTGACTTTATCGACGCCCCTACCTTTGCTTTCACGAAACCCTTTGTAGGCTTCTGAGTAGGGTCTGAATGGTTGCTCATGCACGTCTAGCCCAAGACTGGTCCGCTTCTGTATGCGGTTTAAGCCTTCTGCCGCCGCTCTACGCATCGCTCGCTTATGGTTCTTAGTGAACGTCTGGCCTATCTTATCGACCATCTTGCGCAGATCACGAGGCTTCGTGTCGATGCTTATTGTAATCATCGGTTTAACCGATTGATCGGCACGATTTCTTTCTCTTTATCCGTAACCTGACCATCATTGTCAGCGTCATACTCAACGCCGTCCTGGAATACTGCGTCCATCTCTTCGCCATAACGGGCTTTGTAGAAGTCGATCATCGCTAAAAAGCGGTCATCATCAACCCAGTTAGTTAACTGAGGCAATGCGTACTTCCACAACACAAGGTATGAGGTTGAACGAGTCCACTGTGACGCCGTCAAATAGCTTGAGTTCATTTCTCCAGCGATGCCCTTACGGTGCCACCATTGATTGCGAATCTCTCGCTCCACGTCAGCCTGAGCCTTCGCGTGTTCGGCAGTGAATGCTGGAATCCCAAACTCAAAAATGTCAGGGATGATTGCTTCTAAATCGCTGTCGTCACTAAATGCCATGTCATCACCACTTAATTTTTGCCGCCCAATAGATTTTATCTAGGGGCGTTGCGTTCTTTAGGGTATCCCCGTGTCGTGCATACCAAGCCGCTCGCATGGCCTTGTCGCGGGCCGACTCACCATCTCTAGGTGGATAAGTCTTCGCGCCTTGAGCGCCAAACCGTAGTAGCTTGATTGCACCTTTGTAGCGAGCTAGAACCGCGTGCGAGCTAGAGGGATGTCGTGGCGTTCGCTTTGCCACGTTGTAATCCTCAAATCGTTCACCGCGATAATTGACTGCCATATAATCCTCAGAGTAAAACGCCCCCGAAGGGGCGTGTACATCTTAGAGTGCCGCGTCGAAGAACATCTCTACACCGTAGCTGTCATCAAGCTCACCAACACCGTATACGGCGGTAGCATTAAGCTCGAAAGCACGCAGAGAGGCGTTGCGCTCTGTCTCAAGGTTGAAGTCACGCTTCATTGCGATACAAAGTGCTTCCGGTGCAAATACTGCGCCCTTAGCATCTCCGTTTCCATCAACTGAAATCAGAGCTGACTGGTACACGTCGATTCCACCGATAGAACCTACAAAGCCGTTGCGCATTGCTTCGTTCTGAAGGTCGCCACCGTTGGGGTTAGCAAACGTGTTAGTCAGGTTGGCTGACAATTGATAAGCGTGGAATGGGTGGACAACTGCCGCCATTGCGCCTGTTACCTTGTTTGATCGAAGAGTAGCCGCCGCTTTGAACAAGTCAGCAACTGTAATCTCTTGACCAGCCGCACCCAATGAACCAGAGAAACCATCAAATAAAGCGATGATGTCTGAGTCAATTTTCTCAGCGATTGCATTACCTAATACAGTGCCAAGCTCTTGAGCAGGGTTTCCTGCACCCATTGCCGCGATGTCAGTAAGCAATACTTGCGCACCAACTTCACCGACAGTAACAGTAACGCTTGAGGTTGTTACTGTGGTTGAAGACATATCAGTGCCTTCAGTCAGATCAGCCGCCGCGATTGATGGGTACTTAGGTACTTGAATCGTCTTACCAGCTACGTTTCCGATTTCGTAGTTAGTAATAAGCCCTTGGAGAAGGCTCGACTCGGCGGCCGTGTAACGAGCGGCCATGATTATATTAGCGAAAAGATCCGACAGAGTTGTTGAAGTAGTAGCCGCCATGATAAATCTCCTTTGATTAGCGGTTTATTTATTAGCTAACCTCATTGCACGGTAGGCTTCTTTGCCACCGCTATTCCAGCTAGCTTCCATTTCGACCGCCGACATAGGTTTCGACGTGGAACCACCAACCGCTGTCTGCGATCCTGCGCCACCTGATGACGCTTTCACGAAGTGCGGGTTCGAGGTCAAGAAGTCACCGACTAACTGATCAACGGATAAAAGCTCGCCTTGGTCGTTATAGCGTGGTGTTCCGTTCGCATCGTAAACCTCTGCGGTGCCGTCGTCAGACAGCCGAACCGAGCCACGTAATAACTGACTGACTTGCTCTGCCGATACTGCATTGTTTCGGCTTGCCGCTGTCAGTAATGCCCCATCAACTAACTGCGTTTCGAGGCGTTGCTTGTAAGTCGATATTTCTTGATCTTTCTTCTCAACGGTCTGCCTCAGAATTGACTCGAACTCTCCGCGCTCTTTCTGCTTCTCGACTTCAGCTTCTTGCTGTCGTTGTAGAAGAGACTTTGCCTCATCGAGGTCGATACCATCTAGGCGCTTTTCATATTGTCGCTTAGTGCGAGCAACACGATCCGCTACTATCCGGTCCAACTCATCTTGCGTAAACGTCTTTGAATCCTGAACTTGCGGTGTTTCCACTGCGGCTTCAGTTACCGCGTCTGCCATGATTTCATCGCTCATGTTACGAATCCTCTTTCGAGTGGGTTAAATTATATCAAATCAGCGCGATTTACGCTTTTTCTTCTTTTTGTCTTTCTTGTGATACGGCATAGCTTTCTCCTATTCTGGGATTGGCACCCACCAGTGCCGACAGTTGTAGCCACCTCTTACACGGAATGGATCGCCTGGACGCTTACCTGCCCAGCTGTCATTCCATATTTCGTATATCTCGTCAGTAGTGTATTCCTTGCCGACATGATTGCGACAAAAGGGCCGTGTGCTTTCTATCGTATCACCCTCGTATCTGAATTTGGTAATGCCAGCCTCTGCCGCGCTTGCGGATACTAAAGTTGCACTAAACTCGAAAAGTGCATCGTGTAACATGGTTCCTGAGTAGCGTTGCAGGTCAGAAGTCAAAAGGCTGTTGAGTTCGTCAAGGCTTGCTGAGAATGGCGTGCCTGACAGCGTGTTGTTATACACCTGCTGATAAAGCGCCTCTACAAAGTCATCAGCTAATGCCTCGTGGCCTGTAAAGCTGAACTGCTGTAACTGGCCGATGACGCTCTGCGGAACTCTAAAGGCCGCGAACTGCTCCATGAACTCTTGTGTCAATGCTACGGCGTCAGGGTACTCGCGTATGATGTCATCTATGACTGCGAGGTATTCGTCACGGACAAGACCGTCGATCTGTGTCCGAAGTGCTAACGCCGCGTCGAGGTCAAACAGCTGACCGTCACGCAAAGGCAAGCCAGCCATCAAGTCAGTTAGACCACGCCGTAACTGCTCCATAGCGCGCAAAAGGCGACGCTCATGGTTAGAGGTCGCCCCTGCGAGTGCTTTGGTTAGCTCTTCACTGTCCATCAGTTACCGTTTGGACGCGTTCAGTTAGCACGTCACCACCGGCAACATCCTCAAGCCCGATCTTCTCGCGCACCTCGTTAGGCGTCACCATTCCACTGTCGATGTGGTACTTGTAAATCTGCGTCTCTTTGGTGAAGTCACCGACCGCTGTGGTAGCTTCTTCAATCTCAGCGTGTGCCTGTGCAAGCACTTGGTCATCAAGCACAAGGTCTGCAATCTGCTTATCAATCTCACGCAACAACGTAACTGACTTGACACCACTAGCACGGGTCTTCTGTAGAAACTCAAGCTCTGTCCCGTAATCACGAATGTCAAAGCTGTCAGGATAGCTGACCTCTACCTCGTGCAGATTGTGACCCTGCCACCGACACCACAACTCCCACAGCTGTTCTTCAGCCAACTCAAGGATGTCGGCCTTCTCTGCTAGCTTGGCGTTTAGCATTTGGAACTCAGTCTGCATGGCAACGCCTGACTGCGTCATTGCCTCTGTACCACGCACTGCGCCCATGTGGGCCATCCTATTGATCGAGTCGATCTTGTCCTCTATAGAGGCCCTGATGGCGTCTAGGTTAGCCCCTGACGGTTGCATCTGGTACGGCTTTAATCCTGCGTCGATGTCATCGCTTATGTTGATGACTGCACCAGCACCAGCAGTCGCGTCAGTGTCAAAGGTCTTTACGAGCGTCGGGTGGTTAGAGATGCGGATAAGCTGTTCGATTTCCGATAGCTCTTGGTAAATGGCTTGTTGCATATAGCTGATGTCAGAGATGTCGCTGATACCAATGCCACGAACGATTGACCGGTTGGCCGGTATGTTAACCGCCGGTATCTTGCCGATAGGGTTGTCGATAGTCTCGACGATGGTTGCCTCGTCACCGTGGTAACGGATGAGTTGAATCTGCTCTTTGGTCCAAATGCGGAAATACGTTTCTGTCGTCGTGCCGTCAATGCGGTTTACCGACTCGCGCACCTTCATGTAGGTCAGCTCATGGCGACCGCTTGGCATCCGCTCATACTTCCAGTCATAGACATTCTCTGGCGTTATCAGCGTGACGTATGGCCGTATCTCTTGATCTAACTCTTCTGCTCTAGTGCCTGCCGTGGACTGTGGCTTGTCCATAAAAATCCACACGTGGCCGTACACGCTCGACCATATCTGAGATTCACGCATAAAACTGTTGAAGTTCTGGCCGTCAAGGTTAGCGTCCTTGATGAATGCGATGAGGTCTGCACTGCCTTCCATCTGCTGAAAGTTACGAGTAGGCGGCTGACGCCATAGGAACGACGAATAAACGTGAACCACGTTGCGGCAATGGTTGTCTAGCGGTGTAAGAGCCAAGCGGCGCGAATATGCGTTCTTGTCCTCATTGAGGTAGCTGGTCAGGTATGAGCCATCGCGGTAGTCTTGCCCACCCATGTATGACCGGACATAAAACTCCCAGCGGTCCAGATTGTTTTCGTAGTCAGGATGCTGGTATTCAATATCTTCGTAATACATTTACGTCCACCTCTGCGGGGCTTGCGGCTTATTCGCCTTTCGTATGGGGAATAGATATTCAACGGCGTAGCCCAGTGCGTCATTCATGTGATCGAAGCCGTCCTTCTCTGGCTGGCTGGTGCCTTCCTTGTAGGTGTGGCGTTCCAATGATTCGATTACCTTCTTGCACTTAGGGTCTACAAACAAGCGCCGTTGCCCATCTTTAGACAGCAGACGCGAGTTTACGCTGTTTATCCTATCTCTAACCGCCGCGTGTGATGACCTTACTTTCACATCAAATCCCGCGTTTTGTAGAATGGACAAATCCGTTCTACCCCCTGCGCTCGTTTTCCGTTGACGCGAGGCAGGGTCAGGGTATATGACTATTGTACCATTTCCGTAGCGTGTGCGAATCTCTGCGACCATCTCATCGGTGTTTGAGCCAAACATAACAATCTCGTCGAATACGTGCAGTGTGTCGCCTCTGCGGGTCATCAGTACGGCAGACATCGGATCGAGGTTAAAGTCCATCCCGACGTGGATGACAGGGTGTTCACCATCATGCCTGCTTACTGACTGCTCACGCTTGAATCCGTGATAAATAATGCCGCTGTATGACACGAACGCGGCTTCGTATTCTTGCTGAAATGTCCTTTCGTCAAGGTCTGATTTGGCGCTCGTAATCTCATCTGGCGGCACATTACCGCCCTCAATGGTCGTGTACTGGTAAGACTGCCATCCCTCATCTTTGTCTACCCCTTTGCCGTACAAGTCATAGAAGTGATTCCTTCCTTTTGGTGTGCCTATGAACAAACAAGCGCCCTCGCGGTCACTCAAAGAAGGCCTCAGCACCTCATACCAAGCCTGCGGCCTCATATCAGCAAACTCATCAAGCACCACAAAGTCTAGTGACCGTCCGCGAAGGTTATCAGGCTTCTCTGCGCCTTTCAGTGCAATAGTAGAGCCGTTAAGTAAGCTGATGGTCAGCGATGTTTCGTTTTTGCTTGTTATGTATTCAGGCGGTATTTGTTCCGACAGCATATCCCAAGCAATCTCTTTGGCCGCCTTATAGGTTGGAGCCACATACCAGACGTTCTGATTAGGCTTACTGAGGGCGCGGTTGAGTAGCTCTGCCGTGCTCAGAAAGGTTTTGCCGAAGCGCCGACCCGCTACGACTACACGGAAGCGCGTAAAATCCTCGAAGATCTTACTCTGTGGTATTGTCAGCTTCATCGCGTGTTAGCTGTATGACCACTGGCGGTAAGTCTTGTGCCTCAGTCGGTGTTTCTTTCCAGCCCGCCTGTGTCTTTAGGTAGAAAATGGCCGCCGTTGTATTGCCTGACTTGGCTTGGCTTATTAGGTTCGAGCCAATGCCTGCGATGGCTTTGGCCTTGCCTTTTTTATAGTGTTCGGAAACACGCTCATCACGCTTACGCAATTCGTGAAACGTCGTGCGACTGATGCCAAAGTAGTCAGCTATTTGATCTTGGTTTAATACCGACGACAGTGCCTCTAACTCAATGATTTGTGAGTCAGTCAATTCTACCGATGGCCTGCCGCCTTTACTCATCGAAGGCTTCCCCTGTGTCAGCGTGTACAGCCTTGTTGCCTGTGTAATCCTGCCAGCGTTTGATAATTACGTCGCAGTACTCAGGCATTAGTTCCATTGTGTAACAGCTCAGATTTTTGTTTTCGCAAGCCAAAATGTTAAATCCAGAACCGCCAAACAAATCTAAAACTGTCGAAACATCTTTGTAGTAATCAATAACCCACTCGGCTAACGCAACTGGCTTTTGAGTTGCGTGGACTCTTTTTTCGCCGCGCTCAGAATCCTTAATCATTCCCTTCCAAACGTGTCTAAAAATCCTAACGCTTGCCCATTTAGACTTTACATAAGCTAGCTCACAATCAGATTGTGTGTCCTTATATTTATCATCAACGCGCTTATCCCAAACAAACCAATTATTAGTCTGCGGGACTGAGTGCGCGTAATAATTAGCGCCCCACCAAACTTGACGCTTTATCTTTAAAGACTGACATAAATTAAAAGCATCAACTGCGTACTGTATCGAGTCATCTTTAAAGTCTGGCAGTTTAGAGTTCGTAGTTAAACCGCCCCTGTCATCTCGCATTCCTTTTTCGTTAATACCGTAAGGTGGATCAGTGTGTACTAAATCAATCGTAGCACCATCGATTAGCTTATCCACAGCGTTAACGCTTGTACTATCCCCACACATTAGCCGATGGTTGCCTAGTACCCAAATATCGCCCTCTACCGTTACAGGCGTCTCGGGTACGTCAGGCACGTCATCCACGTCGGTGAGTCCCTTTACCTGCTCAGGCTCTAGCAGTTGGGCAAGCTCATCAGAGTCAAAGCCGATTAGGTCGATGTCAAAGTCTAGCTCCTGTAAGCGTCTCAGCTCTGCCGTCAGTGCTTCGGTGTCCCAGCCCGCATTAAGTGCCAACTTGTTATCGGCAATTACGTAGGCTTTCTTTTGCGCCTCTGTAAGCCCCTCAAGGGTAATCGTCGGCACCTCGGTAAGGTTTAAACGCTTTGCCGCCATAAGACGACCATGCCCCGCAATGATGCCTGCGGCGTCGTCTATAAGTATGGGGTTGGTAAAGCCAAACTCTTTGATACTTGCGGCTATTTGCGCCACCTGATCGTCTGAGTGTGTGCGAGAGTTCATCGCATACGGAAGCAAGTCCGCTGTGGATATATAGTCAATTGATAAAGTCATAGTTATATAGGCGACGGTATACCTGCGGCCCACAGTAGGCCATGCGTTTGCCCGTCTCTTACCTCTCCGCGTTTGATGTCTTGGTCTGACATGGGGTACGTCTCTACCGCGCCGTCATCGAATGCGACGAGATAGCTACCTTCATTTCTTGGCATACTGCCTTGCTCTACAGGATGCCAGTCTATCGTTACGGTCTGCAACATATAGTGTCCCCCGCTCATATTATACCAATATATGCTAAAAAGATGCGGACAATAAATAACGCCTATTTAATATCCGGCATTTAACAGGCATAAAAAAGCCCGCACGAAGCGGGCAAGGGGTTTCTCACGCCCAAGGAAACTACGGAGATTAGCAAGTTATTTCTAGTGGCGGCTGATCGTTATGAGTGTTCCGATGATCCTCCATGTTCTACCTCAGATGGATAGGGCGACCAGAATGACTTTCCGTACTTGTAATACGCGCGTAAGTATTTGCGCATAGTCCTGTCATGTACATCGAAGATTTGCGCGAGCGCCCATACCTCGACACCCTCGCTTTCCATCTGAGCCGCGTCGCTTACCTGCTTATAAGTCAGCTTCACAATCTATGACCTTGTAATCAGAATGACCGTTGCGACCATTAAATCTGCTCATTGTTCAGCGAGACAAGTCTTTTCATAAATTCCTCGCCAGTCAGGATGCCCGTCTCTGCCATTTGTTTCCTTCCACAATTCGACGAATTCACAGTAAATGTCTTGCTGGCTGACGGCCTCTTCGTAATCACCCTGACCAGCTATCCCGAATGCTATCACCACTAACAGGAAAATCACCGCATATTTGATATTCGGATGTAAGTGCATCGCAGTACCCCTTCATTTTTGGATTGTTTTTTAGTTTTTTTAACGCTCTGATTTCAATCGTTCTGATTGTTTGACGGCTTACACCCATGACATCCGCGATTTCTTGATGTGTCATATGGTATGGAAAGTCGATAGCTCGTGACATTAATTTACCTCGTACGGGTCATGGGTGCTGGGATACTTCATAAGCCAAGTACCTTGAACCTTGTCGATATACTTAGTGCTAATGTCATGGCCTTTACACCAGCGCAAAGCACTCTCTAAAGAATTAAAAACGATTGTTGTCATGCTCGCCCCTAAAAGAAAAGGCCGCTTATGCGGCCATAATGTATTCGGCTGTGCGGAAGCCGCGCAACACATCGTTAAGGTACAGGCGGCAAGGCTCACTCAATGATGCGTCCACAATGTGCCTACCTTGCATATCAAAAATGCGGATGAACCTCCCCTTCATTTTATAGGCTCGATATTGGCCGTAGATTTCCTGATAAAACTCCATATCGCTTCTCCCTAGGCGAATAAATAGTCGGCATAATAAACGGCAACTAATGGGCGATTATCAGCGTATGAGTTGAAATTGAATTCAGCGTCATCGTACCGATCCAACTCTTCTTGAACGCGATCTCGTGCATTTTCGATTGCTTCTTCGTAAGTTAATAACATTGTGTTTCTCCCTTGGTTGGTAGCTGTGTTCCCAGCCGATGTAAGTAATCTACTACCTGCAATTATCCTTTGCAAGCACTTTGTTATCTTTTTTTGATAATTATATGGGGAAGGGAAAGCGCAATGGTCTGGCGCAGTCAGATTACTTACCCGTAATGGCGGGCAATCTCTGCGATGAAGTGGTCTTCGTTGGGATGACGTGACAGGCGCTTTAGGTATTCTTCCTCACCGATGCCCTTGTCTCTGCCCAATCGAGCCAGTAGCTCTGCGGTCTTGTCAGTAACGACGATGTGGTGCCGCTCTGCAAAAAACTGTCTTTGGCTTTGTACACACATAACAACATCCTCCTGTTTCGTTGTTATTATAACAAAAGCAAGCAATCAGTTATAGGAAATCATTACATGGTCGGGGTTCTGCTCTCTGAGCTTGATCTGCTCGCGGTAGTGCTTGGCAATCTCATCACGAACGGCTTTGTTTTCTTTCAGAATGCCACGCGACTTCTCCCGCAATATCTCCATGTGGCCTTCACCTAGATGCTGATTGCAGAAGTCAGTGAACATGACGGGAGACTCGGTAAATAGGCGATGGCAGGTGTAACAGCCCGTGAGTAAATTATCGAGGCTATACCTCACGACTTTATTTCTGCGACCATATATGTGCATGGCCTGATTCGTCTCTGTGTTGCCACATCGCACACAAGCGCCGTCACGTAGCCTCACAGCCTTGCTACACCAAATGTCGGCGTTCGTTCGTTTTATTGCCATAGTACGTCTCTGTAGTGAATTGTCGTTCCCGTAGTATTGCTTTCTCTATATTGCCGCACTCACACGACCAGCCTTCTAGCTTGCCGCCCTTAGCTGTGAACATCGGCACCATCTCTTTACCGCACTTAGTGCATACCATGATCTTCACGCATTTCTGACATCGGGGTAATTAGTGCCGCAAGCCAACTCTGAGTAAAAGAGTCGATGTCTACATCTATAGTAATGCCTTCAGGACACATGACCTCGACATACACATCGGTCAAATCTTGGTTACGGATGTTGCTGGTTGCTCCGATTATCGCCTCTACTCTGCAAACAACTGAACCGCCATCAGGTAGCGGCATCGAGAGTATGGGGAGTGTAATCATTGCAGTGCCTCTATACCGACTTTGAACCGACTGAACTCGCCGTGTTCTTTGTCTAATACTACACAAGAAATTGAGCGTTGTGACCCGTAACCACTGGCTGAATGCCATGCGTCAGGCGGTGGCAGTACAGACCAGCTTTCCCAAGTAAGCCCACCCAATTCCTCAGCTTGCTTGTGATGAATGTGACCAGTCCATGCAAAGCGATACTTGGTGCGCCCCCACTCCTGCGCATAGTCTCGAGTGATTGCCTCGTACAGTTGCCGAGTGCGTATCTTGTCACCGTGATGCGTAATGACGAAGTTATTGCCCCACTCAAAATGGATGAACTTGTTAAAGTTGTCGAACACCTTAACGCGCTTTTCCTTCTCGTAGTACATACGAAGCATTTCGTTAAGCCAGAGAGAGGCGTCAGGGTCATGGTTGCCGCGAGCGTTAATCAGCCACACCTCGTCGTACTGCTGGAGCATTCTAGTGACAATGATTTGGAAAAGGTTGCCTGCGGCCCTAATGGTCTTGCCTGCTCTGCCATCAACGTCGAGAGGCGTCCCTGCGCCTGTCTCGCCCTTTAGGTTGTTAGCGTGGATCATGTCACCTACGTTGAGCAAAACGCCTACAGCGCAATCGCCGGTGCTTGCCAGAAGCTTATCAACGCCTTTAATTAGGGTGTCTTGTGCAATCTGCAAGTCCCAGGGGTCAGCCCTTGTCTCTGGTGTCCAAGCTAGCATCCCAAGGTGATGGTCGCCAACAATGGTGACGGCCATGCGTTCTTTCTGCTTCTTGGCTTTGCTTTTTTTTACAGGCTTTGCCAAGCCTTTGAGGTCGTCTTTCAACCCTTCTTTGAAGCTATCGAGCGCAACTTGCAGGACGTGTTCTTTGTCAGACTGGCTCTTCACCCACTGGCCGATAGGCTTGCCTTCGTCGTTGTAGTAGGTCGATACACCCTTTACTGTGAAGCCGTCCGGTACAGGGTGCGTATAGTCATGCTCTGGACTGTAACCCTGTAAGCTGGCTTTCTTCTGCACCGCCTTTAAATGGTCACGGACAGTAGTTCTGCTAATACCAAGGTCCATTCCTATTTCACGGGCGCTCATGCCCTTGTCTACTCGGCTTGCTACTTCTCTCTGCCTTTCGGTCGTGCAAAACTGCAATAAGCTCATGCTTATCCCCCTGCTAGTTTGGCGTACTCCGAACCGGTAGGTTTGGTGAGTTTGACACCCAGATCAATACACCATGCCTCTACTTGTTGCATGAAGTATAGCATTTCCCCCCGATCTAGCGTCGATGTGCGCCGAACCTGCGCTGGTATGTTCGTACTGCCGACCTCGATATCCTCTGTGCCGAGGAACTTGTACTTCACCATTAGCTTCATTTCTTCTTCTGTGCCAGTAAAGCCACCCTTCTTTTTAAAATGCCTCAGCATATCCCTGACCCATACATGGAACAGGTCGTTCTGACTCATTGAGCGGCGTGGCTTGTACTCTTTAACCTGCCAAGACACTGGCTTGTCCCAGCACCATTCTTTTTCGAGAAACGTCTGAAACGCCTTGATGCGGTCTTTAATTTGTATGGGGTCTTTTATAAGCCAGAATTCACCCATCACCGCGTCACCCTCTCTCCGCTGTAGGTTACATACTGCCCGAACCGCTCAAGGCATAACTGCCGATAGCTTTCGCTTTGCATGAAGTCGTGTGTCTCCTCGTCGAGCCTCGTCCACTTGCGATAAGGGATGACGCCCGTCACATCTGCGGCTTTTTGCGCAAAGGGACTAATACCTTTCTCCATTTGTGCCGCTTTCTTTAGCCAGTTAACGACAAACGACTTGCAGTTTTTTTTGCGTCTAGCAGGGTTAGCATCAATCCAACACTCTGCGGCGTCATACTCAGCAAAAACATCGACACTAGGATACGCGTGTTGCCACTTAATAAAATCCTCGTCAGCGGGATACCATTCCTCGCCATGAAAGTCTTTCAATGGAAACCTCCTTCTGCGTTTTGTGCTTTAACTGCCTGATCGACAATGTGGTGAAACAAATGATTGGGTGGAAACGTGCCGTCAAATTCTCTTCCATCACTTTGCATTTCGAAAATACGCCAAAAGCTAGTTTCATATCTTTGTTCTAGAGTGTCGATTGCCTCTCGACAACCTTCGAAACTTTCATACATCCCATCCATTAACCCAGTGCGCATATCAATCAATAGAAACTTACTCATTCCCTTCTCCTTTTTTTAGACAATAGAAATCATTAGAGGCGGTTGTTGCCCTATACGAGATTCCAGCTAGTCCATCATTCATACAGTATCAGTGCAGATCATTAACGGCTCTGCCAGACCGCGCCCTTACTACTTGGCAACATAACCACTGTTCGTCCCCGCCTCTAAAGGTCGTAGGAATGATTCGGCTTTTGTGAGCGACTGCACCTGAGACAGCACTATTTGACTAGGCTCGACTAGGCGTACATTAAAAAGAGGATAGGTGATAGGTATACAGTCAGCTGTATTGCTGTATAATTTTCCTGTCCTAAGTACGCAAGCTAAGGATGCCACGAGCGAATCCCTTCCGCAAGTGGCTATGGGCCAGTGATGAGCTGGCCCTTTTTTTTAATCCTCTTTACTTAGCAAGTGATACATCGCATACCGCTTGCCATCCTTGTTTTTTATTTCTGTACGGATATCGTGACCGCCCATGCGAAGCTCATTGATCCGCGCCGCCAACCGAAAACAACCGTAGTCGTTCAAGGCATCCATGGCAGTGATCGGTTTGCTTTCTAAGTGATCAAGAATTTGCATTGTGTGGCTCATAGCTTATCTCCCTAATCTCTCAAACTCGTCTAATGACAAGTTGAACATTTGACACAACGTAACCACCCGACTGAACTTCATGTCTTCGTGATGACGCCACCGACTAATCTGCACCGGTCTGACATTAAACTCTTGGGCGAGCTGGTGATTGCTGACGCCTGCCAGTGCTTGAGCCTTCTTGAGTGCGCGTCCCGTGCTAGAAAGGCAGGTCATCTTCTAGCTCCTGTGTCGGTTTTGCGGCTTGACGTGCATTAGCTATTCCTTGCTTTGCTACTTCGGCTTGATCTGGCTCAAAGGTATCCATCTTTACATACAACTTTCCAGCTTTTGAACGCATGATTTCCATGTTTGCCGAATCACCTTCAAGGGAATTCAAAAACGGAATAAACTCCGACTTTTTCACCCATAACTTACATATCGCATAGTCAGGTGCATTGTCGTTTCTTTTCGGTATCAATCCGTCTACAAATGTAATATCAGCCATTGTTTACTAACTCCTTTCTCGCTTGGTTAAATGCGTCGTTACCCTTACAGGCCGTGCGCTCTGTGGTTGTAAAAATGCCGCCCTTCGTCGGCGCGCGGAACAACTGAGCCATCGTGTCATGGTCGATGTCGCCCCAAATACCAGCGAGTGATTGCCAGTCCTCGTTTGCGATTGCTTCTTTTGCATACATAACCCAGTCGAAATGATCGCGAACAAGTGCCATGTACTCAAGAAACTCGCCGTCATTCTGCTGTGTGATAGCGTTTGCGACCTCATCGGCACTGGCTATCTCTGTGCCGCCTAGCCCAAAGAATGCTAAGGCTCTGCCTACCGCTGAACTCTCTGCTACTTCCATTGCCGCCTGGGAGTTAATCTTGCTTGCCGACCTGACCTCTTCAGCGTGACCAGTAGCGATGACCATACCGGCGGCTGAGATAGTGGCCTTCATAACCACCAACACGTCGTTAGCCTCTACAAGCTCAGTGAGGATTGTGTAATCAGGATGCTTGGCTCTGAACTCAGCCACACGCAATGCAACCGTCTTGTATTCCTTACCGTGGATTTTAACAATGCCATCAGACATTACTGGCCCCCTCTGTTTTCATACTCGTAACAGTCAGCGTAACCAGCGTTGTACGCCTCTGACTTGCCGGCACGATGCTCGATGCCTTCTTCGCAGTCAGTCCAGCCACGAATGAAGTCTTGCTCTGACAGCTCTAAGAAGTCAGCCATCCTCGCTTCCATTACCGCTTCTTGCACATGAAACGTCATTGGCTTACGGATTGACAGGTTGTGCAGTTGGCTTACTAGCCCATCAAGCTCTTGGATCAGCTCTGCCTTGATTGGCTTCGGCTCTACAAATTTAATTGACATAATCTAGCCCTTCTAGTTTTGCGCAGACTTCTTCTGCGTTAATGATGTTGTGGTCTTGCCATTTGCACGAATGGACACAGATACCGATTTCTTCAACAAACTCTGTACGCCCCTCAGACTCGACGGGGTAACGACCGCCTACAGGGTGGTAGTGATCGTCAATTGATTTTTGATCCACAAGAAGTGTGACGACTTTGGCTTCTGCGTCGTAGTCATCAGCACTCGCCGTGCTATCAATCTTCTCAAGCTCATCGACCCACTTGTCCCAGTCATCGACCTGCTTGCTGATTTGTATTGCTATTTGCATCGCTTTCTCCCTTCAAAGTTCCACATGGAACACTTACTATAATTGCACCATTCAGGGCAAAGCGCAACCACTTTACGATAAATATTTTTCTTTTTTTGTTAATTTAATTTGGTTACGGGGTTTACATGGTTATCATTTAAGAGCAAACTGTATTCATCGGCTGGGTACACAGCTACTAACCAAGGGAGAAGGGAATGCAAATTAAACTTAATAAAAGAGAAGTAGAGCTGTTTTACGCGGGCTTGTTACTTGGGAAAATCTTAGATGTGGATCAAGAATACTCCACACATGACTGTGTCGGGTTTGGGGATTTTGAAGGGATGCTCATACAGCTGTGCAAAAAAACACTGACGCTTGACTTTGACCATACCGATGGTCGCGACAAGTATTTCGCAAGCATAGGCATTATGTATGAAGCCCAAAAAGAAGTTAAAGAATGGCTCGGTGGAGATTAATAATATGTTCGGTTACACAATCATAGGTAGAGACGGGGGCGAAGCGTATACCTCTGAGCCTGAGTATGAGACATACGAAGATGCTTACAAGGCTGGCGATCATACCTTGTGCGACATGAACGAGGGTTCGCTAGAGGTCTGGGAAGAAGACTAACCGTAGGTCCACATTACAGGTGTGGTTGCGCGCATATCAACATGGACGAATGTTCGTGCTACACCTATTCCACCAAATCCCATGCTCAGGGCTTCTTTAACAATCCGCATTCTATCAACGCCATTCGATACGGCGATGTCACAAGCGATTCCCTGCGTGTGTGTGCCTCCTTTTTCTTTGTTGCGCTCTGCTGTGTGTTCTTTCGAGCGATACCCTGACGTAATGACCATCGGCTGACCCACACGCTCACGTAGCTCATCGAGCATATGGATGAACTCAGGCTTCATGTCACTCTCGCCAGTCTCACGACAGCGAAACTCGCTGATATCAAAATGCTTATACATCAATTTTCTCTCGATACACCTTTGGTTTTTTCGTAGCTACGCATTGCGCCCAATCCTAACATACCCATCAGTACCGGCATCATTGTCTCTAGGTCAATTAGTGGAATTGTCACCTCAATAGCCAGCAGAGCCAGAACAAAGTTGGTAAACGGTATTACCATAAAGTTGCCGGTCATACCTAGAACACAGCACCAACCTACAGCAGGACGCCATCCAGATACAAACAATGACTTATGTGCCGCCTCTACCTTGTTGACTTCAAGCTGTGCCTTTGCGAGTTCCTGCGCGTGGCGCTCTGCCATCGTGCTTAACTCGTGAGCTATGCGAGCCTTCTGGTCTTTGTCCTCAATAAACTTATCAAGCAAGCCAGCGACTGGTCCTATCAATGATTCGATCATATTTACTTAAAGTAATCGGCTAGGAAAACAGCACCAACAATAAAAGGATACAAAGCAAAGACAGCGTTGCGGTTACTGGCGATGTCTTTATGTGCGGCATCAATCTTCTCATCGAGGCGGCGTAGGCGTTCTTCACACAACTTCTCATGGTGTGCCAATTTCTCAAGAGCTTTTTCTGCAAGTTCCATCATCCTATTCCTATGTCCGATGACGTATTTTATCACACGGTCAAGAAAAGATGAGCATCACAATTCCGCTGATTAATCCTAGGCACAAAAAAATGCCCACACTGAATAAAAGGTTTTCTCGCATTTCGATCTGCCGGTAAACAGCTTCCTCGCGCTCCTTGGCGACCTGCTTGCGTAACTCCCTAAACTCAGTCAGCCCTTGCGCGCCATACGCGTAGTTAATCATTTGGATAATTTCGGATTGCTGAGACTCGATTTTTTTGCGTAGGGCAAATAGGCGCACCGCTTCGGCCTCAACGGATTTAGAAAAGACTATTCGTTTAAAAGGGGAAACATTCTTAACTTTCTTATCAGCATACAGCACATCGGAGGCCGCGCCGTAGAAGTTAGCCACTTGACCCATAACATCGTGCGCTTCACGACCAGCCTCAACCAAGGCTTTCACCATCGCGTAGGCTTTAGTCGCGGTTGCCGCCGCCGTGATTGGATCAAGCATAAAAAAGCCCACCGTGTAGATGGGCCTATTTTACCATGTGGCGGATTATTCTTCCGCTGGCTCTTCTAATGATGTGGCTAGTGCGCTAACAAATGCCTCACGACCAAATGCTAGTTGATCGAGGTTAAACCTCATGCTTGCCATTTTACGGTCGAGGTCGGTGATGTGGTTGACCATAGCTTGTTCTTGCTCAGTCATGTCGTCAACAAAATACTCTTTGTCGTTTACTGTGATTGGGGTCTTTTCATTTTTTCCCATGTCACTTTCTCCTAGTTGTGGTTAAAATTTTACCAAGGCACGCCGTCAGCTGTGACAGGGTTCTTGTCTGCTTCGATCTTAGCAGTCAGTGCCGCTTCAACGGTGTCCTGACCTACAGACTCCCATACCCAACCTAAGACATCAGCCTCAGTCAAGCTGTCATAGGCAATGTAGTCAGGTGCTGTAGGGTCTGGTGTAAAACCGACAGTACCGTAAGATGATGCAGAGTAAGTAACAGCGTCGTCGCCAGTACCTACGGTTTCTTCTTCAGTGCATCGCCAGTGTGCAACGGTTACACCGCCGTCTGCCAATTCACGCTCAAGTGTTGCAATAGTCCATGTAGTCATTAGTTAGTCTCCAATTGTGCAACTCTGGCACGTAGTGATTGAATTTCTTTTACAAGCATAGGTACTAGCTTTGAGTAGTCTACGCCCATCATTTCTTCTGAGTCTTCTGGTGTTGATACTGCTTCAGGTGCAACAGTGTTTAACTCTTGTGCAACCATGCCGTACTTCTGGTGTGACCCGTCAGCTTTCCAGTCAAACGAGCGTACTTGGATAGCGTCAATGTCGTCAGAAGCAGAAGGTGCGTCTACGATGTTGTCCTTGAGGCGTTGGTCTGAAGAGGTGTTGTAGGCTGTTGCTGTGTTAGTTGTAGATACAGAACCTATACCGCCTCCGCTAGTATCCCTAAAACTAAGAGGAACCCCTGTTGTGTTACTATTTTGAATAATTACGCCACCCGTACCCGAAGCACATTTAATGCTCGCAATGTACCCCGCCGCAACTTCTGCTGTTAGGTTTAGAAATAATTGTCCTGCGGATGAGATGCGCATTCGTTCTGCGCCGCCTGTAGAAAAGCCCAGTGCATTCGTTGTGGCCCTATACATTCCTGAGTCAGAGTCTGCCGAAAAAGACACAGACGGCGTGGATGCACTTCCTGCACCTGCTCTTAACTGCGTATCTACAAAAGCACTGCCTGACAGGTAAAGGTCTTTGAAGCGTCTATTAGTTCCGCCACTGCTATAGCCAATATCAATACTAGAGTCTACGTTTGCGCCAGTGGTGATGTTGTGCGGCATTACAGCGTTGTTATCTGCGTTAAATTGAATGCCTGTATCGCCGGTTCCAATTGTCAAAGCAGAATTTAAAGTACCAATACTACCGACTGTGCCGCCGTCCGCAAAAAATGTAGCAATGGCACCATCTGAACTTAAACGGTTTAATTGAAGCGTAGTGTCTCCGTCAACTGTTACGTTGTGTGTTCCTGAAGAGAGAATTGCAGTACCTGCTCCAGCGATAGCCGCAGACGTTTTACCAACAAGCAAATTGCCGCTTGAGTCAACAGACATCCTTGTTGAAGCCGCAGTGCTGTCATAAATACTAAACGTACTTCCAACCGACAATGCCCAGTTTCTAGTGGCGTTATCTAAAGTAATAAAATTGTATGCACCTGTTGTTGCAAACTTTGCCACGTCAGTAGAGGCAGTAGCTACGTGAAGGGGATTAGATGGACTGCTAGTTCCTAGACCCAATGACTCCGCAGAAGCATCCCAGAACAACTTCGCCGTTGTGCCTGTGTCTTCGTAGAAGCTGATGTCGCCGTTACCTGAGATTCGCAAACGTTCTTTAGTAGAAAAATCGTTAGCTGTCCCTGTCTCTAAGCTTAAACGACTTGTTAACGCCGCACCTTCTCTGGCAGATACAATTCTAGCGTTTACATCATATACAGGGTTAAAGACCAAGTTGGCTTCTACGTCAGAGGTAGTTCCAGTGCCTTCTAAAGTAGCAACATCGCCAGAAGCTTTACTAACAGTAAGCCCATCCATCGTGGCTGTACCCGTCACGTCGATGCCTGTGGAGGTTGCTGTAAGGACTGTAGTTCCAGATGGTTTTAGAAAAATACTGCCAGAAGCGCTTGATATGGATAAGTCGCCTGTCGGCTGATAAATCGTATTGCCTGTATCAGCCCCTCCGACTCTTAGCCCATTTAGGTAAGAGTTTGCGTTAGTAGTTACGCCGCCAGTAACGTCGATGCCTGTGGAATTAACAGACAAACGCTCTGAGCCGTTGGTATCTACGGTAAAATTATTACCTACTACGCCAATATTAGGAACAACAGTGGTATCTCCGTCTGCAATCTCAATACGTGCTCTTGAATCGCCTGATTCAACACGGACAACATTATCTATAGTAGCGTGATATACATGTAGTGGTTTTTGTGGACTGCTAACCCCAAGACCCAACGACTCCGCAGAAGCATCCCAGAAGAACTTCGGAGTCGTGCCAGTGTCCTCGTAGAAGCTGATATCGCCGCCACCGTCAACCTTAAATCTGTTAACGGGAGTAGTTGTGCCAGTAAGCATATAAATATCACGAGAAGCATTGCTTCTGGCTTGAATAATTAAATCGCCGCCGTTGTAATCAGCATGTCCACTAGCGGCTCTAAATATGTAGTTAGCACCATCATTTGTTGGGGTTGCTGTCAAGTCAGACTCAATTTTTACATTAGCAACATCTAAACCATCAACGGTCGCTGTGCCAGTTACGTCGATGCCTGCGTAGAAGCTAGTGTCGCCTGTAGCGTGGTCAATTTGAAATCTGGTTACAGGATTAGCATCTGAATTATCTACTGTTTGTATTTGTAGCTTACCTGCGGCGTTTCTAATTCGAGTATTTACATCAGTAGTATCTGTTTCGCTTAAGAAAATCTTTGGGCTTGCACCAGATATTTCAAAATTACCAGTAAAAGAACCATTGCCGTCCACAGTCAAACCATCAGCAGTCGCTGTGCCAGTAACGTCGATGCCTGTGGAGCTTGTGGCTAAACGGGCTGATCCGTTGTGAAATAAAGTTGACTCAGCATCACCTTTAAATATAGCGGCGATATTATCAGACGTATCTGTTAAACGGACTTGGTTGTGTCCTCTTATTCTAAGCGTTCCAGTGCCAACTTCATCAATGTAGCTATTTGACCCTGAGTGATAAATCTGTAAGTCGTTGTC